GGTTAGAACCAGAACTTGCTGTACTGTAGAGCTTGTCGAAGTATCTAACTTCAGCACCCTTGATAGACTGAACTGCCAGAGAGTAAGACTGGTCACCACGCAGGAATGTAAAGGAGTTTGCAGTACCACCTGTAGCAAGTCTATCTGTCTCAATAGTACCAGATGTGATGTCAGATGCAGCAATCTGGTTAGAAGATAGAGATACCCAGTTATTAGCATCGAACGAAGAAGTATTGACAACCCTAGTAATATCAATTGTTACTGCAGGAATATCACTACTTTCAAATGTATCAGTATCTGTCATTGAGATCTGATTGACAATATTGCCATACAGTCTGCTTTCAAGTAAAGCATTTGCTTGTGCTTGAGTTCCTGATCCTTGAGGAGCAGCAATATTGACACTGATAGGATCGGAGGAAGAATATCCTTTACCACCCTTGAATCCATTATAAACAACCAAACTGATTGTTACAACTTCACCATTGGCAATTGTTGTTTCTGCTCTCGCTTCTACTCCACCTTGCTGAAGAGTACCTGCAATAGTGACGGTAGGAGGAGAAGTATATCCAGATCCACCATCAGTTAGTGTAAGTTGATAGATAACACCCTGTCTGTATTCTGTTGCCTGCAGTCTACCTGTTGATAGACTTCCAGTAAAGACATCATTTAGAGTAAACTGAACAGTTGGATCAGGTTGGAATGCAAGGAAGACGCTATCCAAATCATTGTTTAGAATAAATGAAGTGGATGTATCCTGTTGAATCGCAATATCACCAGCAAGTGCTCCCTCAATAGAAAGTCTTTCTGTCTGATTAGCAACTGTGTAAACTTCAAAAGGTCTTAGAGCAGGAATCTGATCAAGTGAAATCTTGCCAGACTCTGTAAGTTGAACTAGCTGGTTAGGAACAGCGTTTGTACCATATGGTCTATTGATGTATGGACCAAGGTTGTTGGTAATATAGTCTCTAACTGCTTTCTGAGTAGGTAGGACTGAGTTACTTGTTCCTGCACCACCAAGAGTGTTATCAGCAGAGAATCCAGTAACAACAACGTCGCCACCTTTCAGTTTCAAGAATTCAACTTCAGAGATGGTAACCGTACCCGTGAAGGTGATAGCACCAGTTCTGTTTTCAATTCTAGCGAATGTACCAACCTTGAAGTCACCAAGTTCGTCAGTACCAGAAACATATACACGTCCATAGTCTTCAGATACTTGCTCGTTTGCTTCAACTTTAGTACCACCGTTTTCAGGTAGTGCTAAGTAGTTAGTACCAGAACCTGCAAATTCCCAAGTGTGTGAAGAGGAATTGACGATAGATGGTCTGTGTAGGCGAATTGTATCTCCGATTTGTGGAGTTTGTCCAGATACGCCACCAACTGTGGTAAGGTCCATACCTTGACCTTGACCATCATCAATGGTTAGTTCTGCTTGGAATGGTGGACCAGCGCCAACTGCACCTACGCTGTCAATGAAGTATTCGACACTATCGCTAGTGTTTGTATACAGATCTCCATTTTGATCAACTGCTTTTACAACATAATGTTCTAATGGTTCTCTTCCAAGACCATCAACTGTTAGAATAGTTCTACCTGTTGGAGTTGCTGATACGTTAGTTACTGTACCAATATCAAATTCATATGGTTCTCTCCTGAATCCAATACCACGGAGAGCGTAGATACCGAAGTTGGTAGCAGAGTTGGTGATGGAACAGTAACCACCAGACTCAGCAAGTACACCGTCAGCACAGAAGATAACAAAGACAGAAACCAACTGGGTGTAACCATCTTCGATAACCTTATAACCTGTACCACCAAAGGAGACAATGGTAAATGCTGATGCAACCATCGACTTACCTTGGTTCGGGAAGGATGCTGTTCCGTCTAGTTCTAGACCAGGGAAAGGACAGTTGGGTTGCTTGACTTTAGAACCATCAACTAGAGCACCACCGCCACCTAGGAAGGAGATAACAGAGGAGTTCTGGGTGTATGGTGATGCTTCAATGATCGGATAATCATCAAAGTCACCACGGATTGCCATGCGATAATTATTCAGATCATATGCAAATGAATCTGGATATGTAATAATTTGAGCAGTCTCGTAAAGTGTTCCATTGTTTACTGCTGTTGCTCCAGGAGCAATACCATTTGCAGTGTCAATAGCATAAAGAAGAATGTCGTCAAGTAACTGCCAGGAGTTTTGTAGAGCAGATTCAACACCAGCACACAATGGTGTGTTTGGATAATCTGTTCCAATCGAGTAGTCCTCAAATCTAGGAATAGTTGTAGTTAGTGTTGCGTAATCACTTACGAAAATTGTTCCATTTGGAAGAGCACTAGCAAAAGTATGTGGATCTGTATTAGTTCCAGCAGTACCAACATTCAAATTGATTGTAGAAATACCACCACTCTCATTATATCCTAGAACTGGGAATGATTGACCTACGTTTGTATCCAGAATTTTTGGACTTGCGTCTGTTCCACCACCACCATGATTGCAGGTGAAAGATAATGCTCCCAACTGGAATCCTACTCTGCTTTCTGAAGTACCTCCACGGAACCCTGCTGGGAGATTTGCGGTTGGGATAGTAAGAATAAGTTGACCACTGGTTGGACTATAAGTAGCATTGGTTGGTTGAGAAGCAGTGATGTTTCCACTGTTAGACCAATTACGCATTGCCTTGATTGCCAAGTCTCTTGCTTGAGTGAAGGCAAATCTAACTGCTCCCAATTCAGACTGTGGAACACCTGTTAGTTCTGTGCCAGAAAAATATGCTTCTGCATTTTCGAGAGTTCCTGCATTTCCACCAAGAACCAAGTCTTTGACAAATCCATCAAGAATATGCTTCGTATCTCTAATGCACTTTCTTTCATCCAGATTACTATGATTTAGAGCAGGATATGCTGCTTTAGTTTGCTCATATGCTTCGTGAGCAATTACATCAGCATTTCTCTCGATCAAATATGCAGCGTCTAGCAAAGTTCCAGACGCATTATTAGTAATGACATCTACCCAAAGATATGCTAAAGTATCAATAGCAGATCTTACATCAGCACAAGCAGTACCATCGGAAGGAGTACCATCCGCATTTACTGTAGCAGTTGATGTAATTACGGTATCATCAAAATATCTTGGTACGTTAGAATATCTAGGAATGTATACTGGTTCTGATGGAGTACCATTTTCAGTTCTCCAGTTTCTAATTGCATAAACACAAAGCTCTCTAGCATATTCAATTGCACGAATATTTTGTACAATTTCATCTTCAATATATGTAATTTTTTCATTTACAATATATTTTTTCGCTGCTTCAATAATGTTGTGATTAGAACCATATTCAAGGTCTCTAACAAGAGCATTTACAAAATGAATAACATCTTGTTTACACTGTTCGTCACCATTTGTTCCAAGAGTTGCAGGAGAACTATATGATGGGTAAATCTTAGTTCCTGCTTCACAACTAATCTCTAAACCTGCTAGTTGAACAATGTCATCTTCGCTTAGTGGTATTTGTACCGCAGTAGTAATTGTTGCAACACCAGTATCAAGAGCATCATATACAAAATTTGAAATGCTATATGGTGTGCCCGCAAAAGTTACAGTTCCAGTTGGGTTCTGACTATCATAGGTATTTTCGTGATCCAGAACTCCTAGGAAGATTTTGAATGAATTTCCACTGATGTCATATACTGAATAGTAATCAGTCTTGAATTCATCATTAACTCTACGTACAACTTCGTCAGCAATAAACTCTCTATTGTTACGCAGGAATACGCAAGCATCCTGATATCTTCTTGCAACAGGAGTGGAAACTGGGAATTTGTTTGGTGAGTTGAGTAGAGAAATTGTTACCGATCTAGTGAAAGATCCAACAGTTGCTAATTGACCTGGGTCAAAATTAGCATCTGTCATGCCAGGAATTTTCTTTGCAATAACAAGTCTTCTGCAACGACCATCAGCATCTTCTAAGACTTTATAAATTCTCTGCTTTCCATTCAACATTCCAATATCTGGACTGTTGTTTGTAGGAATACCTGAGATAACTACCTCTTCACCATTCTTGAAATTGTGGATATTTGATCTGCCAACTAGTTCGTTGGTATAAAGAACAATACCACCTAAGTCTTCATTAGTTCCAAAGGTTTCAAAGTTTACACCATTGCCATTGGTGCCAGTAAATTGTCCCTGTTGAGAGAAATCAATTCTCTGAATTGGCAAAGTTGTTGTAATATCTTCATTTACTTCTACAACTTCACCTTCTGCTCTAATAGAGTTTAGAGAGATAGTATCGAATGTGTATGAGGTTGCGGTAGCAGAATTGATACCAAGATCAACTTCTGTTGCCAAAGAATTCCACTGAGGTGAATTGAGCAGAGGAACTACTGTTACTGTCCATTCGGTTGGATTGTCTTCATCATCCTCTTCAATTAGCGCAACTTCATAAAATCCAGTTCCACCTTCAATTGTGCTGCTATTAGCATCTGTTAGTTGAATGTATGTACCACCTGCAATAATGCCAGTGGGATCGGTATCCATTCTAAATTTATTTTCGCCACCAAATCCAACAACATTGAGTCCAGGAATGGCACCTCCAGCAGCTAGAGATGTGATATATCTAAATTGTTCACCCTCAACGAAAGAACCACTCGTCAGTTGAACATCAATTGTACCATCAATATATGCACTTGGACCAGACAAAGATCCAAAATCAACTCTGATAGCAATTGCTCTAGCACCAGTGTTGACACCAACAACTTCTGTTCCAGTTACTAATTGAGATAAACCACCATTTTGTTGGAAACCAACACGGAATTTATCAGGTCCAAAGATTTGATGACCGACTGGGAAATTTACTCCAAAGTCACCGTTTACCTCATAATCTAATAATAGTCTTTGTTTATCGTCAAAGACCATAGCAAAATCCCAAGTTGCTACGGGATCGCCATTTGAATCAATTTGGTCTCTGTACGTAACACCAATAACGTAGTTCTTATCACCAAACTTTACAATGTGCTTACCAGGATTTCTTGGTCTGATGATTACAAGACGAAGGTTGTCACCAACGATAGAGCAATCGGGTGGCAGTGAAATTGGGTTATCTTCTAGATAATCACCACCAGAGACAACTAGTGTTTCCTTGACACCAGGAGTTTGCCACGCTAGTTGCGCCGCCTTTTTGATTGTTCTGACAGGGTTTACAGCAGAACGACCATCATTCAGATCAGAACCAATTTGTTCAGAAACATAGATACGACCACCAACGTCATTCGTTGCTAGGTTGAGGACGTATTCTGTGGTAGCAATTTTATCAGTTCTATCTCCAAGTAGTGGAGTAATGGATCTTGGGTATACACCTGCTTCTCCAGTTTCGCCAAATCCAAAAGAGTTTACATCACTTACTCTAAAACCAATATGCTTGAATTGTACCTCTCCATTTAGTACAATACCATCAGTATGCTCTGGAGCATCTGCTCCAGTTTGTCCAGTGTTCAATGCTTGATAAACATTAGAACCAAAGTATCTGTAAGAATCTTTTTGGATGATAATACCACTCTGCCAAGGAGTGCCAGTACCATTCATGTATGTCTTGAAATTTGGACCCCTGAGTTCTAGGTCAGGAGTAACAAAATTATCAATATCAAGGTTTAGAACTCTTGCAGTATCAGAAATGATAGATGTAGATGTTCTAATAGCACCATTGATATCAAGTTCAAAGTCAACAGTATCTCGGAAAGCTTCTGCTTCAGCACCACCACCATTGCCATCATTTGATACAATAGTTACATCTGGAACTTGGGTATATCCACTTCCAGGATTATTGATAGCAATATTGACAACTCTGCCATTGAAGATAAAAGCAGATGCTAGACATTGAACTCCACCAGCAACATCTGGTGGTCCTACCTGAACAGAGGGAACTGAAGTGTATCCACTACCACCACTAATGACAGAAATATTGTTAATTCTTTCGCCAGTTCTATTGATACCAACACGGGGCAATCCAGTGTTAGCATCTAACTGAGTTCTAAGAATTTCTCTTTCTGTAGTGCCAGAACCCCCTCTAATAGTAAGTTCATTATCACCGACGAGTTTTGGTTTTGAGCCTCTAATAAACTCTTTATCGGAATTGATATTAAAACTCATGGTGCTTGCTGCCGCCTATACTTTTCCTATGATATATTTAGCATCATGCCCATTCAATAGTGACAACCTGAGTTGATGCTACCCATTTGATGTTGTTTGTAGTGCCAGCTCTTGTGGTAGAATAACTGAAAAGATTGGTGCCTGCTAGAGGAACAATATCCCATGTTTGAGCTGAAGGAATATCGTCTTTGATAACTGTTCTCATACTAGAAAGAACACCGCCAATTCCATTAGCATCGTAGATAACAGCAGATTCAATCTTTGCGGAGTAAACTTCTCCTTGTGGATTTGTTCCAATAACGTGAGCAGTAATAAAGTTTAGAGTATTTGCCGCCAAAGGAATTTGACCGCCAACATTGTTTAGTTGAAGAACCGCAGTATTCAATCCTCTTAGGATATAATGAGAAGTTTTGGAATCGGTATAAAAAGAATTTTTAATTTCTAAAGAATTAATGTCTTTAGCATTTCTATCTTCGTCTACTACGACAGTTTTATCTACGGAAAATCCTCCCGCAGAATCAAATTTTTCGATTGTACTTGCCATTTTTATTTCTTAGAGATGTTGGACATGAATGTGACGTTCACCGTTTGAGTATTTGTAACGTCTGCAGTAAGAGCAACATTCGCTCTTACTTTATTTGCATCGGTTACCTCAAACGTAACATCAATTAGGTTTGCACCAGTAGTGATATTGCCGTATTCTGTATAGAATACATCTGTACCATCATCAAGAAGACCGAACTCAATAAATTCTTTATCACCCGAGGAAACGTTGTGAGCAACAATAGTAGTTTTTGCTGCTTCTTCAGTTGTAGTATCGTAAATGATACTGTTGTTAGTATCAACAGTTCCTTTTTGTAGTGCGAATTTATCAGTGCCGATTCTGGCTTGTAGCAATTCAAACTCTTTGAATTCATTATCAAATACTTTGACGCCATTATATGTGCCAGTTCCAAACCCAGTGTTGAAATATACATCACCAGTATTGTCCAATCTAAAGATAGGATCAATTCTGATACCAGCAGACAAACCAATATCAAAGAATTGCTTCGTTGAATATAGGAATGTCTTTGTGACATCAGTATTATCTAGTGTAGTAGCAGCATTATCGATAGTAAGCATCGATGCTGTAATTTCAAATTCATCACTAGTCATAGACCTCAAAGTGTCTACGTTGTAGAAGTCAAGAGCTGTTGTTGTTAGTTGAGCAGAATTATTTCCATCATTATAGAAATATAAAATATTTTCATTTGATCCCGCTGAAAGTTCGGGAATAATGTAGGTATTCTGATCAACATCTTTTACTCCACCAAGAGATCCCCATGTTGCGCCATTATAACCTTCAAACTGTGATGTTGTTTGACTATATCTAATAGAACCTTGAATTGGTACACCACGATCAGTATCTGGTCCAGCAGGAATAGCAAGAGTCGAACCACAATCAATGACAACTTTTTTGCCTGCATTAGGTCTGATAACAAGATCACTAATGTTTGTAGTAATCTCATTATTGGCAAATCTAAGATCTCCATTGATAACTAGTGGACATGGAGAAGTAGGTCCAACTCTAATTTCTTCAATATCCTCAAAGGTTAGTGGAGCAACAGCAAGACCCCAGAATTCTAGGGTTGCAGTTCCATTTGCTTGAGAACCAGAAGTAAAAGTTGGTTCATTTCCTTGAGTTCCTGTAACACCAGCACCTGTTACTTCGTAAAGATTGTTCTTCCACTTCAAATAATCTCCTACACTAACCAGAGTATTTGATAAAAAGTCTATAAATGCTGGAGCACTAGTATTAGAAGACCTAATTCTCTTATTAGACTCAAATGATAATTGGGTCTTGGTAAATTTGACACTGACGACATCATCATTGACAAACCATAAAGTATTATCATTAGCTCCAACAGTATCTTCTGCTTTGATGTAAGTATTTCCGTCTAGGTCTCTTACACCACCAAGAGATGCCCAAGATGATGTGGAAGTTCTATATCCCTCATATTGGTCGGTTGATGTGTTGAATCTAATAGAACCATCTAGTGCAACACCAGCTCCTGGTCTTTCGAGAGTTGTTCCTTTTGGAATAATTAGTGATGATGTTGAATCAATCTTGGTTTGCTTACCAGAAAATGGCGTTAGCAATAGATCAGAATTACTATCAACAATAGAAATATTATTGTCAGTAATTCTTAGTTTATCGTTTGAGTTGAAATATGTTGTAGTTTTGATATTACCACTAGTAACAAGATTACCAGTTGTTGCATTTACAGATGCAAGATCATTGACATTAAGATTGCCAAGTGTTTTTAGAGACGAAGAGTTTACTGTAATTGCGCCAGTTTCCTGGTAAATTGTATCAGTCTCTACTCTGTTTGTAGCAATTATATCATCTGAAGTAACGGAAGTAGAAGCTGTTACTCTTGAGGCAGATACAACTGGAGACTCTAGTTCTGCAATTGTTACTTTTCCAGATTCGATATCAGCAAATACTGTATTTGAAGTTGAAATAGTTCCAACAACAAAAGATGCAGCACTACCAAAAACTTTAGGGTTGTTTGGATCAACTGTTAGTTGAACTTCTTCATTATCAAATCCGCCTTCATTTTCGTGTCCAAGTGTACTTACATTACAATAGTAAAATAAATTAGGGGTGGTTTCTCTAACAAGAATTTCTAAGTAATCATCTGTTCTAACAACAGAATCTGTATACTCTGCACCTCTAAAGTCAGCTACGATTGCATTGGTAACGGTAGCATCTTGTGATACTCTTAGGGAAGTGCCATCGATAATTTCTTCAACAAACAAATTACTAACAGGAAGACCCAAACCTTGTGTTACAGTAACTTCCATTCCAACACCAATTCCAGATGTGTTGGTTACAGTAACAATATCAGATCCTTGAGTAGTATTACCACTAACATTCAAAACCTGAGATGGAGAATACTTTCCATCAGGGAATCTACTGAGAGCAAAAAGATGACTACTAAGGGAACTGTCAGTAAGATCAAATCTATATGTGCTTCCAACATATAATGTTATTGATGGTTCTAGAGATCCGTCAATGGCAAAACGGTATGTATTAGCAACACTGCTTACTGTGTATGTTGTTGGTGATCCAGAAACAACAATATTTCCAGCAGTAAGAGTAGTTGATTCTACCAATAAGTAATCAATTTGACCACCATTTGTTTTGACAAGTGCGACACGACTGCCATCTCCAGTGTCAGTATCCATCAACACATTATCACCAACACTGATAGATCCAGAAGAAACACCAGACATGTTCAGTCTTTGATATGTTCCTGCAGTAACAGTGAAAAGATCTGGTTGTACCAGTAAGCTGTTTTGTACAGTTAGAGAATCTAATACTTCATAACCATTACCAGGATTATTGATTGAAACGGTTTCAATCTCTCCCAAATTATCAACTCTATATGAGAACTGTACTGATGCATCTCCAAACTCAGGAGAAAATGTTAGAGTTACTGCACCAGGGAAAGATGAGTCGTTTGATAAAGTAACAGTATTCGTGGTAGTGTCAACTGAAGACACTGTTGTACCAGCTGGAAGTTGTCCCGTTCCAGAAGAAACAGTTACAACCATACCGTCAGTAATGTTAGTCGTAGAAGATACTACGATTTCATCAAATGGATCTAGATTTCTAAATGATAGGGTTGCTGCTCCATCACCATCTGGAGCTGCGCTAAGTGTAATTGTAGTTCCTGAAACATTAGAAACTGTAGTCGCTGGTGCTAGTAATCCTGTACTACCTGCCTCAGCAAAAACTGTCATGCCGTTAGTGATTCCAGTAGAATCTGCAACTGTGATACTTGTCGATGCTGTACTGAGAGTCGTAGATACACCAGTAACCTCACCATTTAGTGTTCCAGTAATTCCTGTAATACTAGATGGTAAATTTAGAACATCATTGACTTGATATCCAGTTCCTTTCTGAATAAAAGTTAGATTTGTTACACTAGATGGATTGTTTGTGATTATAAATTGGAATCCAGAACCACCAACATTACCCAAATCTGCTGTGTCAATAGTTAGAACATCTCCTGTTTCATATCCAGATCCTTGAGTTACAAACTGAACAGAATCTACAACACCAGAATATGTAAATGTTCCTAGAGTATACTCAAATCCAGCACCAGATCCAACATCAGCTGGAGCAAGTGTTAGAGTGTCATTTGGTTTGTATCCAGTTCCTTGTGTGGTAAAATCTAAAGATATTACATTTCCAGAAGCATTTACTTCGACATCTGCAAAAGCACCAAAACCATGATTTCCTACCGCTCCACTAGAAATAGTAATTGCAGCACCCATTCCGTCATGAGCAGAACAATTATATTTGATGTTTCCAGTTGGAGCATCGGGTGAAATAATAAAGTCCACAAATGCACCAGGATCTCCTGCAACACCACCACTCTGAATAGAATACAAGGATGGATCTAAAATGCTACCATTAGTCTCTTGGAAAACTAGTGGATGACCGAGCATTGATGCATCGGAAACATCAAAGCGATACGTGTTTCCTCTAACCATAGTTAGAGCTTGCTGTACATTTCCGTTTACAGCATATACATTATTTGGAGGTGGTGTACCAGGATTTGATACAGAAGTAATAGTGTATGTTGTAACTGGTACGTTGTATACTGGAATGTTGGTATATGTATTTTCAGTATACCCAGCACCAGAATTGGTAATACTACCACTGTATACAACAGAACCTGTTACAATGACATCTGCAGTTGCATTAGAACCAGATCCACTAACAGTTACTATAGGAACACCTTGATAGTTTCCTGGTAGATATGCGCTACCAGTATTTGTAATATCTCCAGCAATATCTTCTACATCGAAAGATACTTCAGCTCCTGTACCATTACCACCGATAAGAAGAATGTTACTATAATTGCCTGCTAAGTAACCCTCACCATCTTCCGTGATTGTTCCTGTAAAAGCTGTTACGTTTATATCAGTAGTAAGACCTTCACCAGTACCACCATTTAGTGGAACATTTGAATAGAATCCAGCATCATAATTTGTACCAGCATTCTCAAGTACAAGAGAAGCAACAATATCTCTCTGTAGTGCTAGATCTCTAAAAGAGGTAATAGTTGATTGTCCGATGTTGAATAGTTTCTTATCGTCAGAAACATATCCAATAACACCATTGTTTGCTCTGAAAATACCCAGTCCTGGTTCATTCTCAAATGCTAGTGATGGTAATAATTTTGTACCATCACCAATTTTTAGATTTCCAGTAGCAAGATCACTACCACCAGCAGTAATCGAGAACAACTGATTACTGATATCGTTAATTTTATTCCTTTGAATCTCAAAGGTATCTGTTCTAGCGACTTGAATTGCTGGCATTTCTTATTAACTCTCTAAGTAGGGATTTGATTTCAGAGACTTCATCCTTCAACATATTTATGTCTTCCAACGCGGAATTCAAGTGCTTTAGTTTACGTCTAGCTTCAATAGCAGAACTGTCGTGATTCAAGATGGCACCAGTGTTTTGGTCTCTTACGAGACCGTCATGCCCTTCGACTTTGATATAACCCATGCGCGGAAATTAGAATGCAGCAACAGCACGAACGTCCTGAATCTTAGGAACGTATGCTGGATCGACTCCCTTCATTACAATTTTGATTGCAAATGAAGAGAATTCGGGAAGACCAGATGCGCTATACTTGAGATCCTGATAAGAAGATTGCTTCTCAACAACGCTCGAAATAGTATTTTCTGCACTAGCAATTACTAGATCATCTGGTTCTCCACTTTCATTGAAGTAGAACCATTCCGAATCTTCAAAGTTTTCTTGACTAGATGCTCTCTTATATCTGTAGAGAACTTCGACATTTGCAATGTCTTTTACATTAGCAAGCAAATGAACATTGATTGCTGTGGCAGGATTGGTGATGTAAACTTCTTTAGTTACATACTTAGCAGCAGAAGAACTGTTACCAGAAGTATCCTCTGCAACAAAATCAATTCCATTAGTATATGTTACTTTAGAAATCTCCATGAACAGTGCTTCGTCTGTTGGTTGATTTGGATAAGCAATCACATCTCCAACTCTGAAGATATCTGCTACTTGCTCTGATGGATTTGCATTACGATTGAACAAAGCATTGTCGATGATTCTTGAATTGTAATCATCAGCAATAGGTCTGATGTCTGTTCTAAGTGTCAACTGTCTCGTAGTTCTATTCCAAACAATAGACTTACCAGTAATAATGTTGTTGTAACTTAGAGTGTCATCTTGAGCATTTTCTACAGTAGATGTATTTCTTGCTGTAATAGTAATTGCTTCTCCTGCAGCAGATTGTGTAGAACTATTGATTACTGGAGTTGTTAGTGAAGGAGTAGATCCAACAGTAACTGTACCAGCAATATTTTGGGTTTGTGAGAGTTCTACTTCTTCACCAATTACAAAACCTTGTTTTGTCTTGACCTTGACAAAGATTCTATTTCCATCAACTTTAGCAATTGTTCCGTTAGCAGCAGATGTTTTTCCTTTGATGCTAAGATTTAGATTATCTGTATAAACATCAGAGTTATCTGTAGATGATAAATCTAGAGCATAGACTGGGAAGAACTCAATAACTTGATCTCTCCTGCCATATCTGTTTTCTTGACCATTAGCATTTTCAATTCTATTAGTTGCAGTCTTTACAGAAGCACTTGATAGATCAATTACTGGTGATAGGTAAGAAACTGTAGAAGAAAGTTGCATCTTGTAAGTTAGAGATCTATCAAGATTATTGAGAGTTTCGTTGATCTCTGATGCAATGACTTTCTGATTATCAAAGAAATGAGATTCATTCAAGAAAGTCTTCTCATATTCTGTTTGAGAGTATGATGTATAGTTTGTAGTTGATGAATCAACAGGAACAATATTGGTTGTCTTGACAGATGTATCTAGTTTTGTACCAGAGACTGTCAAGTAATGGACCTGTGGATATAAAGTTTCAAACTTTCTATTATGCGTAGCGTATACATGACCACCACCAGAAATGGATTGTGATGCTTTAGTTTCAGAAACAATATTGTAAGTATCGATACCAGAATTAGATACCTTATAGAGATTTGTGTTTAGAGACTCTGAAGTAACTCCACCAGTCTCAGTAGCTCCTCTGTAGAACACATAGGATTTTCCGCTGGTTTCAAAACCATTATCTCTGTGACTTACTTTTACGATAGAATTATTGTTTCTAAAGAGAGTGGAAGTTGCGATAGAAGACGAAGTTGCATTGGTTTCAAACGGATTCATGTCGATTAGTTCATAACCAAGATTCATATTCTGTAGTAGCAACTCAGATGGTCTAGAAATATCAAACTCAGCACGATACATGCTAAACTTGAGATCTTGATCTAGATCTTCTGTCCAATTCTCAGTATTTTGAGACTTATAAAGAGAACCGAGAGATGGTTGTGTTGTAATTACAGTGCTAGTAGAAAGATCTGTTTCTCCTAACTTAGAAGTCCAGAGTTCATAATCAGTAGAGTCTGTTTCAATTACCAATGCATATTCGGAGTCATTCTCCAGATATACAGGGTAATCAAATGCAAAGTGAGTAGGTGTTGTAGATTCGGTCAGACCACCGAAATCGGTCGCTACGCCCATTCTAACTGCAGGTGTATCAATCTCAATGAAAGTCTCAACAACACACCCTCCAGCGCCATTACCAACGCCCTTGATGATTACAGAAGGTGCTTCTGTATATCCAAATCCAGATAGTGATACTTCTGCATTGTAAATCTTTCCACCAGATACATCAACACGAGCAGTTGCAACAGATCCACCAGGAAGTTGTGGACTTTCGATAGTCATAATTGCACTATCGTAGTTTAGACCAGGATCAACAATCTTGATATCCGACAGTTTACCACTATCTTTTGCAATTGATAGTTTTAGATCTGTTCCTCCAGTAGCATTTGCTAGTGTTACCGAAGGAATTTCTAGATCTTCGTTCTGCAAGAAAGAACGTCCATTATGATTTCCAAGAACAAGTGTGTATACTTGCTCATTGGTCAAAGAATAAACTCCTGTTGATGATGGAGTTAGTTCAACACCATTCTTGTCAATAATTCTAGCAATAGGACCAGAAGCAGCGGAACTTGTACCAACTACAAATTCTCCTCTTGTCACCAAAACATTTCCAGATGTATAACACTTGAGGAATGTCTCGGGAGTTAGAGTCTTCTCTGTTCCAGGAATAATATTCTTAGCAGGTTTATCAAAGTCAACATTTGTCATATAGACTCTAACTGGAATATTGCTGCTCTTGCTCTTGAAGTAGAGATCAGTACCAGTTACAAATACACCACCATCAAAGTTCTCAACCTTGAAAATTTGTGCAAGTGGGTTGGGTCTTAGTGGATTGTCAGTATTGCTTTCGACAAACTGAACTCCTTCATTAGATTTGAAGATAGATGGTTTTGTTGATACAATACTAGAAGGATTCTGTGGTAGAATACCAGTAGCGAAATACTTGATTTCTGCATAAGTATCTACAGTTGTCTTATCTGCATTAGTATCACTGGATGTAAATCTAAAGGTTAGTTCTCCAGTTGTAAAGCGCAACTCTTCAGAATTTTCATCATACTCTACAGTATCTACATCTCCAGTCCAAGTTGCATTTTCTCTTGGAGCATATCCAGCAGGTAAAATAATCAAACCGCTAGCATTACCATTTTCATCAGTTACTAGATCACCATTGAAAGCGGATGGTGAATTGCCTGCAATACCAGTAAATCTCAAATCAGGATTTACCCAACGTGCAACGTTTCTTCCTTCTAGGAATACGGATACTTTAGTTAGGGGTTTGAGTCTTCCAACTACAAACTTGATCAATCTCGATCTTGCAAAGAATTGCAGTGAAGTAGATACTACACTTTCTCCAACAGATTTAGTTTGTACGCCTTTACCTAGATCGTTGTTTTGTGGACTGATATTGGAAGAACTTCCAACAGAAGCAGCTTTTACAGATGCTTTGGCATTGCCCGTATTTGTTTCACCCAATGAATTGATTGTAGTGAAAGCAGGCGAAGAACCAACCCAGTTTACAATGAAGGAACCATATAGACTGGAAAGACTTTCTTTGGTGTCATCCTTTGCGATGAAAATATCGTAAAGACTTGTGTTAGTATCAACAACTAAAGGTTCTAGACTGGTATCATACCATTGATCAATTTGTGGCGAAACAGATCCTTCACCAACATACTGGAATACAACAAATGGATTTGGATTGATTGTCTTGGAAGCAAAATCATTTCCAAGAAGCTTCAAACTAGAATATGGTAGAGTTACAATATCGCCTGTCTTTTGATAACCAGCAACTGCTCTTTGATCTTGTCTAGTGTTGACTTCTCTGAGAAGAATTGAATCTTCTTTAGATTGTGGTCTTAGGACAGATTGTCTGCTATCAATAGAACACTTATAATCAGCAGAGACTAAATTGCCAATACCATGAGTCTCAAAATTGTCTACAAAGAAACCAGATTTGAATCTGTCCATTCCGATTTCATCCTTGACCTGCATGTTCAATGCTTGCTGCTCAAGGATGCTTAGAGTGGTATAATACTCTAGACGTTCGACACGCTTCTCAAGTTTGCCGATATCCTTCATTGTGTAACGCTTATGCTCAACAGGAGTAATTCTTACATCCTTACTAGTTGTTGTATATGCTGGGATGTAAGCATAGAAGAGAGCAACAGCATCCTTGACAGGATCTGGTTTGGATGGATTTAGTGAAGAATTGCCTTCTTTGACAACAAACTCTCCATTCTTATTGAGGAAAATACCATCAATACGGTCAAGATATTGAATCTGACTGAACGAGAAGGTATACTCTAGATTTGCATCTGGAGCAGGTGTTGCTGCTACAACAGAACCAGCACCTGTAAAGTTGCTTGTAATAACTTCTAGTGATGCTTTATCTTGGAAACCAGCAACAATTGTGCTGCTATTGACTTTTGGACGGAAATCAATAACGTTCTTGAGTTCTACATTTCCTAGAACTGAAGAATTGAATGTTGGAATTTCTTCTTCCAAAACTCCTGCTTCATGGAGATAACTATCAATAGTTACAAAGTCTCCCTGAGAATGCTCGAAGTAATCAAAAGCAACCACTAATTGTCCAACTGCTGGTTCAAATCCTGGTTTGATTACAATTCTGGAAACATCATAAATTGTGTCTCTTTGTCCATTATCAAATGTATATCTATTAGTTACATCTGTACCAGAAATCAAATTGCCAGCACTATCAATTTCAGGTGGTTGTGCGCTAGTTCCTTCATAAACATAACGTAGTTTGTATGCATCAGAGAACGACAATGCTTCAATAACATCTGAATCGTAGTCAGTACCTCTCAGCGGAACGACTTTATCACCAGCTGCATCGATAACAATACGCTTGTTCTTGATTGCTGTCTTCAATCTTGGTTTTGCATTTGATACCTCTAGTGTTGCTGTTAGTTTTAGAACAGGTGCAACATAATTTGCTACACCAGCAACATTGGTGTTGAAGTAAGATGTTGGTAGTTCAAATGTAATACTACCAGAAGTTAGACCACTAGCAGTATCAGTTGAGGATGAAACAGTTACAGCATCTGGATCGATGTACACAATGTCTCCATTTTCAACTAGATCAGCACTGTTCTTATTCAAAACAGTAATAATGTAATTCTCTTCGGTGAAAGATGTGAATCTTTGTGTACCGAATGGTAGTTGTGCAGCAAATGTGATAGTACCACCACCACTAGATCCAGAAGTAACAAAGTCTCTTCTGAAGTAATACTTGATTTTAGTATCATCATTTCCAGAAGAGATTTTCTGAATTTGCTTGCTTCCAGTTGGGAACAATAAAGTTCCAGAGTTTGGATTTTGTACTCTAGGACGCAAAAGAACTACACTAGTGCTAGTTACATCATCATACAAAGTTTCGTCAATATAAATTCTTGTCTTAGAAGATCCTTTTTGTGTAGTTGCATATTGAACAATTGCTCTAATAACATTATTAGATGCATCGGAGAATTGAACTAGATCTCCTTGCTGAACAATGCTGCTGGCATCTGCACTAAAACTCGTAGACTCAAGGAATTTAGTTCCCTTAGTTCCAAAGAAAGTAAAATCGGTTACAGATTGTACAGTTGCTAAATCTCTATCATCTACTACAGCATCAGCAGTAAAGTAGTTCGTTCCATCAGAACCATAACCACATCCAAAAGATTTTACATTTTGTGGTGTGTAAGTTGTTACCGTGTTTCTATGAAGAACAGGAACTACTCCCGCTGCTAGAGCTGGTTGAGATACACCAGTGTCGAAAGCGACAACAGGTGGTTTTGTGTATTCCAGTAAATCAGTATCTCCAACAGCAATATTGTAGATCTCACTGTCAATATTCAAAACAGCATTAGAATAAATTTTTACGTCAAACTGATCATTTTCGTAAGTAACACCATCAATAATAATTTTAGTACCAGTTGGATAACCAGAACCTCTACTTTGAACAACAAAATGTGAAATGGTATTATCTCTAGCAATTTTGACTAGAGTTCCTGCTTCATCCTTGAGAGTTTCTCCAGATACAAACTTGCCAAACAGTGTCTTTACAAATAAAGTTTTGTTAGTAGAGTATAATCCATTGGGACCTCCTTCTACAACACCATAAGCACCACTTGTCAAACCAAAAATGTACGTACCAATTCCATAAGTTCCATCGGGTGGTACATTCTGAAGTTTGATCTTTGTAAAGAATTGTGGATCTAGATACGACAGTGCAAATTTAGCGGTGTATGCATCACCACCTTGCTCTAAAGTTCCTTTAGAAAGAACGATATCAGAATCGGAATTGAATCCAACACCTCTTTCCTGAAGATAGAAGTTACTTGGTTTTGCTGTACCAATTACGGGTGTGATGGTATCACTATAATCTACTACTCTACCAAACGCTGTAGAAGCTAGTCCTGCTTGTTCATCGCCCAATGCATCATTTTCGGTGATGAATAGTTTTCTAATTTTTCCATCTAAGGAAGTCTCGTCATATTCGATGAGAAGTTTATCTAAATCATTCTTAGGACCAGCAACAGTAACCTCAAGGAATCTAGATGCTTCATCAGTTCCTGTGTTGATTAGTGGTTTGAAAACTTTTGAATATGATAAAACTTCAAGACTTCCTACAGTATTTGTTCCACCTCTAACTTTTACATAATAAAGTGTTGGGAATAGATTCTCTAGATTTGCTGGAACAATACTAGTAATAGGAATTGTGGCATCAATAATTTGTACAGTTATTGTCTTGATACCATAGTTACTATCTTTGGTTACATCATTGGAAGACTCAAAGAATTGTCCTCTTCTGCTCTTTGTTTGTCTATAGTTAGAATCTAACTCAGTTCCAGATAGACCAGCATATCCATCATTGAATGTGGAATATAAGAATACAGTTGGATATGCAGTTAGATCTGCGCCTTCTTTGTTGAGAGGAACACTACCAAATACATTGGTAATACTAAAAGTAGGAAGACCCTTTGTTTTCAGAGTTACGTTGTCGCTGCTAAGACTTTCTCTTGCTTTATTGATTTCAAGATACTTAGTTTCTTTGTTGACAATCTCATATCCTTTGATGTATGCTTTACCAGGACCAATACTGGCGATCATTTTTCTAGATGCTTCGCCAGCAGTCAATCCATTGTATAGATCAAATTCATCGGCAGCATAGAGACCTCTATTGTTATCTCTTTGTGCATACTCTCTGATGTCGATAGAAAAATCCTGTACTACATAATCACCACTTTCATCAAAAGTTCTTCTTGCAAGAGTTTGCTCCAGGATGCTATAATCTGCGGGAGATACTTTTCTCTGTACAATACCTCTTGATACAGTTAGAAGTTGAATAAAGTTTTTGTCTGTAATTGCATCTAGAGCAAACTCTTTGATTTCTAAACTAATTTTTAGTCTATGAGCTCCAGGTGCAGTGTAGTTAGAACTGCCAATTGCATTATCATAAAGAGAAGCATCTTCTTCAGGAGTTACAACTTCTTCTTTGATTGTAAATCCAACTTTTGCGGAAGGTTTATTGTAGTATTCGTCGATAACGAGGAGTTGCTCATCATTACGTACAAAATACCCATTGATGAAATAGATACCTTCTTCTACTTTTACAGCAGAACCATATCCCATAGCAGGACTTTCTAGCGCAGTAACTTCTCCAGTATCTGGATTTGTTACATTGATGCTAGTTGGAAGAACACTTCCATCAGTTCCGACGACTAGTAGAGGAGTGTTTACTCCATCAACAACTTCCAATGTTTCACCTTGGCGGAAAGTAGGTTCTGCATTAGAGTTACCACTGTTTAGATAACTTACAAACAGAGTATCAGAAGTAGACTCGGTTGATAATTTTGCGGAGAGTACAGTCGCAAGAACACCAGAAGTCAAACCACGAAGTTGTTGACCAACCAACTGTGTGATATCATACTTTTTATATACAATATCATCTCCTTCTGAAACAGCAACTTCAGATACGGAAGATAATTTTACAAAATCTAACTTTGTATTAAGACCAACTTCTCCAGGAATAACTAGCTCTCCTTGCTTGAAAGCATACTTACCGAAGCTTTCAACTTGGTTCTGAAGAATTGATTGTAGCTGAGTTAGTTCCCTACCTTGAATAGAGTAACCAGGACGGAAAAGAATCTTATAAAAATTCTTACTCGCGTCAAAGTCCTCATAATAAGGATTTACATTTAGGTTAGTCTTCTGAGGCATCGTACTCCGCCAAATACTAGTATCTAGTCTCTAGTATTTAGTAGAGATAAAAAAAATCCCCCCATCGCTGGGAGGACTGTTTTTGTCTGTTTTGAATCAGAATTCAATAACAAGTTTGATGTCTTCAATCTGGTCAGGAGCACGAGTGATTAGACGACGGTTCTCAATGTAGATAACGTCGCCTGAGTTGTTCTCAATCTCAGGAGATGCTAGACCGTTGGTGAAGGTTGAACCTAGGAGAGTGTTGCTATATCCAGTTTCAACATTACCAGCAGCAGCAGACTGCACACCAGAAATTGCGTTAGCACCATTGCTCTCAAATGCTCTTACAACACCTTGATCAGTGTGAGCATCGTTAGTTTGGATATACTTGAGAACGCCAGCGGTGGTTGAACCACTGTCGAGTGTCCAAGAAACAACTGTGCCGTATGCAGTACCACCAGATACAGTCTGAGAAATTGCTTCGTCAGGAATGTAATCAGCAGTTGCACCAGTGATCTTGACTGCCTTGAGACCCGATAGAGTATCAGAGGTTGCGAAAGTTGTAGTTCCCCAGTTGAATGGATCTTTGATAATACCGATACGACGGAAGTCGTTATCTACAGGGAAGTCACCAGAACCTTCTGCGTAGGTTAGGCGGATGTTGGTCATTACACGCTTACCGTTGAGTTCGGTCTCGTGATCAGAACCATGACCACCTTGAGGAGGTAGAACAACTTCGATAGCACCAGTTGCACCACCAGCAGTTGTTACTGCAGAAGATAGTCCTTGGTTAGAGAAGAGGTTGCCATTACCGAGGAGTACGTTAGCGTAGGTGTAACCTGAACCACGAGCAACAACTTCAGCAGAAGTGATAGTTCCTGTGCCGTCTGTTACAAATCTTACGACACCACCAGTACCGTCACCCTTGACTGATGTGTAGAGGGTTTGACCTGCGGGAAGACCGTTACCACCGTCTTCGATTAGAGCAACGTCAACTGCACCTGCGACTGCTAAACCTTCTACAGAAACGCGGGAAGGGTTAGATGGGAGAACAATAGGCATGAAGTCTGAAGAAAGGAACTTCAGAACATCATCGGTTGGGATGGTGTACATATGCTTCCAGATGTAACCAGCACCAGAAGTCTCGGTATAGAGACCAGTTGCTGCATCATAGTTAGCACCTGTAGTGATTGGTTCTTCAGTTGCGTTCTGACCAGCAGCGTTTGAAGGATTTTCGCCATTGTAGAGGCACTTGAATACTTCATATGCAGAGTTCATTACATAGAACTTAGCATCTGCAATGCTGTCTTGACCTGTTGCAGTTGCCTTACCAACTTGACCACCGCCACCAGGGGTAGCAGCATAGTCAGGCTTCCACATGTCATACTTGGGGTTAGCAACTAGATCCCAGTTGTAACGACGGATAACTGTTCTTGCGAAAGAATCAGTGATACGCTTAGCAGCAATAATTTCGTCGTAGAGACCAATCTTTTCTCTTTGGTTATCGAGAGGTAGGGGAGGAACGTCCTCAGTACCGTAACGATAAACACCAGTGGTTGCTGTAGCACCAGTATCAGAAGAACCGCCATCTGCAGTCTCTTTTAGAGCACTACCAAGAGGAGGAGCAGAATTGACTCCGTTGCTGCCAAAAACGTCGGTTAAAAGAATGGCACTATCATAAACGGCAGAAACAGTAGCACGGAATGCAGTGGAACCATAAGTTCCAATGTAAACTTCATTTCCTACAGTAAAGTTCGTTGCACTCTTTGAGTACACTTCGAGATATGCTTTCCAGGGTTGTGGGCGACCCACAAAGAAATACATTCTGGAACGCTCGGCGCTAGTATCGGTAGCACCTTCAGTTAGCGATTCGAGGAATTGTTTCGCATTAAAAATTCTAAACTTATCAGAGATAATAGCAGCCATTGGTTTTTTCCGACGTAGTGTTTGTGCCTGAGTTATTTATATTTATAGGAATATTTAGTCAATTGTAAACGGAACAATTTCGTCTCCGCTTAGTGGGTCACCATTTCCACGGAAAAGAGTGACTCCAGTGAATCCTGTGGCAACTCTACCTGTGTAAGAGAAAACCGCAAGTTCCCCATTATTTGCTCCACTATTGTGTTTGACTAATAAGTAACCAGAGTCTGGGAAGTATTCCGTAGAATCTGCTACTAGAGAACTACTAGAGAAACTGGTGCAATAGGTAACAGGATTCTGAATTGATGGTGGTAAAATATTGAACTTCTCACCAGACAGAGTATATTGAGAGTCTTTTCTCTCCACAAAATCTCTAATGGTCAACGCGGAGAAGAAAGTATCCATTTCAAGAAGTGTCAATCCAGATGCATTTGCAGTTCCGTCATCCCACATACCATCAAACATACCAAGTACAAATCCAACATTTGTTCTTGTGTATTGTCCAACATAATCGCTACCAGTTCCAAATACGGAGTTAGCAACAAAGACAACTGTGCTATCTCTCTTGATTACTCCATACTCATTTGTAATATCAACAAATCCATTTAGTCTAGTCTGAATTGGATCTGTAATGAATACCGTTTCTTGGTATCCATCAATTACTCCACCAGGAGGTGGATTTAGAACCAGTTCAGTTGCTTCTTTTCTAACATTGAATTCAGCATGTACTGTCTGTAGTTCACTTACTACAGAAGTTTGATTATGTAAAGTGCTGAACGAAGTAATTGCAGTAGCAGGAGTCTGCATACTGTATCTAACTACAGTCTCTACAGTGGATACAGAATCAATAGTGATTTCTGGTTGAACTTCGGCAGTTAGAACTCTAGATGCAACAGCAGATTGTCTTACTGGTGGTGTTACGCGCTCTTCATAACGAATTCTATCTTGACCAGTTCCAACACCAGTACCAGAAGCAGCGCCAACCATGCTGACGGATGCAACAGAAACAATTCTTGCAACACCTGCAGGTGCAACAGATACTGGATCTGGAACTTGTCTTAGATATGTTCCTGCTGGCCAGAACTGTGGAGTTGTTCCACTCTGACCTCTTTCAACCATCAAGAATCTATCAGATAGTTTACGCATGTAGCGTACCATCTCATCACCAATCATCAAGAAACCATTTGGTTTGAACTTGCTAGTATCTGGGATGTAGATAATCGTTGCATTAGCAGGAGTATCAACTTCAGTATAAGCAGCAACTTCAAAGTAGTTGATGTTACTGAGTGAAGTATTTTGAATGATATTATGTACAGTGCTTGTAATCTGTCTGCTAGCAGTTACAACAGAATTGCTAATAATATCAGCAACACGACCAGATACTTGAGAAACGTATTCGTTGGTTTGAGTGAATACATCAATTACCTGTACTTGATCTTTTAGAGTAAACGAGAACTTCTGGATTGGTTTTACAACACCAGCAGACATGCCTCCACCAGTTTCTTCTACTAGTTGAATTTCTTCTTCTAGTTGCCAATCAACTTGCTTTGGACTATCAGCAACAACAGCAGAAGAAGAGAATGGAACTGGTGGTGGTAGATTGATGATATCAATTGTAGAAGAGGCGATAATACCGCTATTTTCTACAATTGGACTCATCGCAAGGTTGATGAGAGATACACCAATATCTCTTTCATTTAGAATTTGATATTTTCTAGCAACAACAACTTTTGGTGCTTCTGTATATCCAGATCCACCATCAACTAGTTCAACACTAACAACTTGTCCTTTACTTACAAGGACATATGCTTTGGCACCGCCACCTTCTCCATTTTCTGGAATAAACTCCAGAACTGGTGGAGTAAAGTATTGATATGCAGTTGGTTGAGTCAATGGATCATAACTACGCTGGTTCCATGATAGAGATACAACAGAACCATTCTCAATAGTAGCAATTACAGACAGACCTTCACCTCTAGTAATTCCAGAATAGGTCTCAACTGAGACAGCACCAAATATGTCATTTGATAGTTGCTTTCCATCTCTACCATCCTTGCTGGTAGTTACGGATGGCAGTTTTTTGATATTTCTGAACTTTTCTTCACCCTCGACACGAATCTTATCGCCATTAGATAGACTTACAAAAGGATTCTTATAAGTTTTGCCAAGAATAGTTCCTGCCCAAATTTGATTATCGCTTCTTAGAAGTTTTCTTCCTTCTTCATCTTTTTCTAGAGTAATAGTGATATTATTTTGATGGTCGTTTGCAGAAAGTGTAATGTTTCTATCATATGCACCTTCCGTGGCAAATACAATATCTAGATCATCGATAATACCTGCATTTTGTGCTTTGATAATATCAAATTTGATTGTAGTATTTGTACGGAAGAGGTTGCCAACTTTACCGATTACATTGTAAGTACCGTCTGGTTTTACTTGCCATACATGAATAGGACTACCAATCTTATCTCCCATCCAAGAATAAGTCTGGAAAATATCAAAGAATGTATTTGTATTTGGTGTAGCTTCAAATACTAGTGTGCCAGTAGCAAAATAAGTGTCAGGAGCAAAATCATAAATGTTTAGAATTTGACCAACATCTCTACCATAGAGGTAGCGCATGTCAATCTTCATTTCTTTCTTGATTGCATCTTTGAAGTAAATGTTTGGACCAGATACTTCGTAACTATATCCTTCTCTTTGGAGAATACCATCTAAGAAGACATATAAGTATTCTCTATCTTCAACAGTTTGAACTGTCTTGTCTTCTACATCCAAAATCAAGAAAGGACCAGTTCTTTCACCATTGACTAGATCGTAATCAATTGTGAGGCGCTTGTAATTACCAACACCTACACCTACTACTTTTTCAACTGCGGTTGCTTCACCAATACTCTTTGCACCAAAATCTTGATCCCAAATTGGGGCAACATCAAATACTAGTTTGTTTGGAATAGTATCTCTAGTAATTAGATATGCATCACCGCCAGGATACTCTGCTGTATACTTTGGTCTCTGTAAGACAGCATTGAGACTCAAGAAAAGATCTTCATCTTCTTCCGTTGAAACAGGAGTGCCATCTTCCCAATACAATTCAAACTCTTTGTTCTCTCCGTCAACATAATCAGGAAGTGATTTTGTAACAGATTGTTCGGTAAGAACATCATCTAGATTATCATACAGAGAATCAATACTTGAAATAACATCATCACATTCACCTGAAGGAAGATTAGTATCTGGAATAATAGTATAGTTAGTGTATGCTTTCAGAGAAGTCCAATTTCCTTGCTTGGTAGAGTTGATTGCGGTAGGATCAACTGCGCCAGTTCCAGTTTCAATAATATCGATCATGATATCTGTCATAGAATCAATTGCAGATGCAACCTCCGCACAATATGGGAATTGATTATCAATAGCAACATTGGAATCTGTAATAAATGAAACTCCATTTACTGTTTGACCATCATAATCTTGTCTCATTGCTTGATTCAAAGTTGCAGACAAAGCAGTCCATGCAAATACAGTTGCATCAATCTCGTCAGATGTTCCTAGGTTTGATAAAACTTCACCAGCAGGATATCCAGCGTTGGTCCAATAAAGTCTTGCATATTCGACTACTCTTTCATTACCACCAAATCGTAGATGGTATACAATAGCGTCGATAAAGAAACCTATATCTCTTCTGCACTTGGTTTCAGTTGATGCTGGGGTTGTAACCAGTGGTGATGTATAAACTTCCTCAATTACAACTTCAATAATAAACTGTTTATTTCTAGCAATAATATCAGCAGCATCATAGAAAGTTCCGTTATTGATCTCACTGAAATAGAACGTAGCACTATCTGAACTTGAGAATGATGTTGGAGCAACAAAAGTATCTCCAGGTTCAATTGCAAAAGTGTCTCCTGGTTCTACTGATGCGGTGCTTGTGGGGGAAACAATGTTACCACCACTAGTTCCATCATAAGAAGTTGTTCCTTGTGGAGCACCTCCACCACCACCAGAGTTTTCTAGTGCAGCACGGGACAGTGTAATTTGAGTGTCACTATCAATAGAAGCAATCTTAGTTCCTTCTGGGAATGCTCTACCAGAACTTACATGCATACCAACCGCAAGTCTATTGGTATCACTAACTGTCATTGCAGTTGATCCTTGGATGTATGCAACACCCTGCTCAACGACATCCCAGTTACGTACAGCAAGTTTTGCTAGATTTGTAGCATACTTGAAAATACTTAGAGATTCTGTTTTATTATTTGTGATATAATTGTAATCATCATCTTGGGTAAAGATTCTTGTATAATCTACCGTCTTGATATTACCACCAAAACGAACATCATGTTCGTATGCATCTAAAATGAATCCAATGTCTCTTTGATAGTCATCAAGTTTAGTTGCCCAGTCAAGTCCTGGGAATTTCTCTTGACCATATCCAACAGATTCTTGGACAATAAATTCTCTATTTCTCTCAATTTGGTTTGCAGAATCCAACCATCTACCACCACGTTGGAAAATATTTCTAATCTTTTTGAAATATCTATTATTGTACTGATCATCCTTGAAACTAAAATATCTTCCATAGAATGTTGTACCATCATAATCTGTAGTGGCACTAAGATTAGCACCTGTCAGTTTTGTAGAATCTCCTAGTGGTGGTTGAGAGAAAACAATATTATCTCCCGATATGGTATATGATACCCCAGGTTCTTGTAATACACCATCTAAAGTGATAATAAGATTTTTTGCACTTGATGGTGTAAATGGTTGATCCTTGTCATCCCTTAGTTGGAAAGTTGTTGTTCCTTGGAGTCTACCATCATCATCGTAGTATCCATCAAGAGAATTCTTTGCCCACCATGGTTTTCCTTCAGCAATAACATCATTATAATATCCAATAGCATTATTATAGATTCTAAATGTGAATGCACGAGATTCATTGAAATTGAATTCGGAAGTAGCAGCAGAACCAATACCTCTTCGGATTCTTTGATTTTCTACCTTCTGGACAATTTGTGTAACAGTTCTTCTGGTGTTCTCAACTGTGATCTTATTTTTATTTGGATCCCATAGTTGGATTACACTGAAATGACTTGCCTGTGGCAGTTCTACTGGCATTTCTGCAGCAGCAGTTGCCTCAATATCAACTTGTCCAAATAGTTTGAAACCAGCAGGGTGTGTAGTCGATTTGATCAACTCTCTCCACTGATCAATTGGAGTCTTAGATTTTACAACGTATGAATAGTCTTGATAAAAATTACTGTCTAGCAGTCTCTGGTTAGAAACACCAAGTTTACCTCTATCCGATCTATAATATCCAATATTATCAAAGAACGCAGTAATGTTCTCTGTAAAGGTGCTTACAAAAATTGAACTTACAGATCCAGTTGCTCTAGAAGTAGAACCAGAAATAGAGACGTTTTGTCTTAGTGATCCAACTACATTTTCTACTTTGAGTAGATTAGATCCACTTCTCCATTCAGAAACTACTGATCTAGAAACTACAGTATTGCCAATCTTTTGAATGACCGTTTCGCCTTTTTGGAAATCTCCACTAAAGTTTTTCAGTGCTACAACATACTTACTAGAGAATGTAGATGAGACTGTCTTATCCAAGTGGAATGCTCCACCATTTCTGATAATATTGATGCTCTGTGGAACACCAATAGTGTCACTGTCAACATAGGATTCAACATCACCTTCTACAATTTCAATAACTGGAGCATAAGTATATCCTCTTCCTGGGTTTTCTACAGTGATTGAGAATAGTGAACCATTTCTAACAACAATTTTGAAACGGGCATCAACACCGTCACCATCAACAATTACTGCTTTTGGATTTACGTAATTAGAACCTAGTTCATCTGCTCTGACACCAATAATAGTATTAGTATTAGTATCAAATAGAACAGTTGCTTTTGCTTTGAAGTTAGCGTTAGGATCAACACCACGAACAATAGGAACTTTCTTGTAGTTTAGTCCTAAGTTAGTGATTTTGAAGTTATTGATTTCTCCAACTGCAAATTGTCCAGTTGTAGTATATGTAATTGTTCCAGATCCATCCCATAGTGGAGTAGAAGTAATATCATATACAAATCTGTTTGGTGTTACATAATTGACAGTCTTTGTACCTTGAAGAGGATCTACAATAATTTTTAGATACTTACCATCGGAATCTACGATGCCATTCTTATCAAAATAGTAGAAATTTGTAAAGTCAGTTCCTGTCTTTGTCTGATAATTATTATCAGCAATTCTAGAACCAAATCCAAACTTGACATCTGTAAATGCTCCAGGATTTCCTGGTAGAACAGTAGATGCTAGTTTTTCAGTAGTAATAATATTATAGTTCTTACTTGGACTTAGATCAAAGTATGTACCAGTTAGAGAAGAGTGTGAAGTATCAAATCTATACTTGTAGAACTCTTGAATATCAATATTTGGATTTGGGATATAAGTTACGTTATCTTCAGAGAATTCAAATTTGAACTCGATAGGATCTGCACTGGAAACTTTGACTAGACGTGAAGGATTACTAGAATCAAAGAAAGTGCTACTTACTTTTACATCTTGAGCAGTATTCTTATCAATAGCATAATCATAAACAATAATCGCCTTTTGAGTTTCTAAATCGTATGATTGGATAAATCCTGTACCAGTATCACCAATTTGGAAACCATTGTCAAAGTTATATCTTGCTTTGTATAGAGAAACTTCTTGACCATCGTAATGATCCACCGCGACAGTATTTTCCTTGCCTGTTACTACAGTTATGTTAGCGCCAGTAACGTTAGTAACTTCGAGGATTTCTTCGCCAACTGAAATAAGATCTCCATTGGAAATGCCAGTAGTGCTGTCTACAGTTAGAAGTGAAGAACCAGCAGCGAATCCAACATGATCAACATACAGAGTTAGTCTTGCTGTACTAAGAGATGCAAGTGCTCTAGACAAAGATTCGTCATCAACTCCAAGATAATCTGCCTTTCTGTATCCAGATCCTTTTGCTTGAATTGTGATATTGGATACAATACCTGCTTCAGACACAGTAATGTTTGCGGTTGCACCAGTTCCAGTACCACCAGTTAGAGGAACATTATTGTATGTGCCAGCAACATAATCAGCACCGCCATTCAACACTTGGAATCTTCCGATACCAGTATCATCAATCGCAGTAGTAAAAGATGGTGCTTTGAATACTACTTCTTGATATAATCTCTTTCTGAGATAATAATTTTTGGTCTTCAGAGCATCTTCTGGGAAAATGTCAATGTTTACAGAATCTCCAATGCCTAGTCCATGATTTGAATCTGTTTCTATCAAAGCAACGCTTTGATTTACATCAAATGGTTCCAAGTTGTCACTCAGAGATGTGAGTCTAACAATCTTCGTACCAGATGTGTTGAATAGATCACTTGACTGTAGGAAGTAATCATCACTAAAGGATAACCAATCGCCACTAAGAACCTTGATCTCCACTGCGTTTTGACTGCTAGTTCCGTTTAGAATTTCTGCAGTAGCAATTGGTGGATTGATACCATCAGTTAGACTTAGAGTAGCACCTTGTGTATAAGAACTCTTCTGATCTAACAGAATAAAGAATGTTTTGATATCTGCCGAGAAAGTGCCTGTGTTGTCAAATGTTCCTACAACATCTTTTAGAACGATTACATTATCGTTTTTGACTGTGCCGACAATAGTTCCAGATGCTGCTGATGATGGTTGACGGAGAATATCATCAGTAAACAGATATGCATTTTGAATAGTTGTTAGTTTGACAACCTTATTTTCAAAACTGTCAAGATACTGTACATTCTTACCTTTTACCGATGCAACTAGTGCTTCTGCTTCAGAACCTCCAGATCCTTGATTGTCAAAATAGACTTTAGAGTTTACAGAGAAGTTGCCTGAAGATCTCTCGATAGCAAGAGCATCAACAGTTCCAGACTTTACTTCTGCAACTTCCGCTACAACACCTTCGCCATTCCTTGGCATACCAGGGATGTAGTATCTCTTAGAGTTCTTTGGAACATCATTTTGATTGATATTTGAATTATAGTTACTATCTACTGGCAAAGAGTAGAAGTTATCACCTATAATGTATGGGTATTGCGGTACTTGATCGCTATCAATAGTAAGGAAATAAGCATAAGTTCCTTTTGGAAAGTCGGGGGTAATACAAAATCGTCCATTATTCTCGTCTAGTGTTCCAGATTTGTGAGTATAAGTATAGTCATTTGTAAATGATCCCAGTGGGTACTGCGTCAATGATGGACCATTAGAACGTGATCCATTCAAAGAATAACTAGAAGTCATTCTAATAATAGATGAAGCAGAATCTAGAGGATCTTCATGTGCAAAAGGTCCATAGATTGGGTTGCCATCATATGCAAAACCTAAGATAGGCGAATGTACTTTGGTTGCTGGTTCTGTTCCAGAATTGCTGATGTTATCATTTAGAGCAATACGCAATGCTTTTGGATTGCCAACATGACCATAACCATATTCTAAAACGTTGTTATAGTTTTGGAATAGGTGACCATATTCAGTGTCTAAATTAGATTTTAGTTTTTCAAATCTGTTATAGTTCCACTCAGTAAGTAGAGGGGTTGCACTAGCGCCACTGCCAACTGGGAGAATATCTACTTTTACCGTATTCTGTCCATAAAATCTACCACCAGAAATTTTATTGAACCCAGTAATTCTGCCATCAGTATCGACAATAGAAGTGTAGTCTGCGAATCTACCTTTGCCATTGCTATCTGTAATTCTAACCAGTGGTGGAGAAGAATAGTATTCACCAGGATTGTCAATTACCAAACTAGTAATTTCATCACCAGTAACAACTGCAGTAACGACAGCACCTCTACCAGAAGTTACCTCTACAGTGGGAACTCGTGGAAATACGGTATCTGTGTCAACAATGTATCTTTCAACAACATTACCAGATAGAACTGCTCGTGCTTTACCAGAAGCACCATCTAGAAGAACAAATGGTGCAGCTGCATATCCTTTGCCTTGTGTATTGACTTCTAGAGACTCAAGTCTTCCAAAACGAATACTTTCGGTATCTTTGTATCCATAGAGTCTTGCACCATTCAGAAGAATACCAACTTCACTCTTTGGCGTTTTATATTTTTCAGTGGTTCTAGTTGCTTCTTTTCTAATAATGCGAAGCAACTTTTGATCCATTACTGGTTCCGTTACCGTAGATCCATCTAAGATCTTGTAAGATGGGAAACCAGAAGATGTGATATAATAGTATTGATCGTCTGTAAAAATAGCAGAGATATCTGTAGATGTCTGACCTAGTTCAGATACAACAGATGGGTTAGTTGGAACGTTTACAGATAAATTTTGATTTAGAATCCATCGAGATTCATTAGTTCCAGTTTTTACAATCTTTACATCAGAAGTTTCAAATCCAGGATTAGAAATTTGAATTTTGTCTTTTGGTGTAGAGTATGGATGCTGTGTACTTGGAGTAAAGTTGTATACAACACCAAGTGTAAGTAAACTAACTCCCGAACCTTCAATGATAACTGGTTTGTAGATAGAATCGCCAGCAGAATGATTGTAAGTTACATCACCTCTATTCTTGATAATAAACTGAGTGATATTCTTCTCTTCAAAAGCAATAGTCTCTTGATTGATTAGAATCTCACCTGTCTTACCCCATCCAATGGTTGAGAAAGCGTTGACACGCTTACCAACACCATCAGTTTGTGGTAGGTCTTTTTCTAGAGTAGTCTTAGTTGAGACAGCAAACTCACCAGTGACAGTTTCTGGTGCAAGTACGATATTCCAAATTACTTCACCATCTGCTGTGCCATCTGGATAGACATTATCTACAGTAGCAGAGACAAATTGATATTCTTCTGTTTCTGGTTGTGTAATCTTATTACCAATAAGATTTTTAGGGTCACCAGAAATAACTTTTACTTTTAGAGCAAATACATTGACCCAATCAGACTTTGATGCTTTGTAAGTAAAGTCTTTTGGATTATAAACCTCTGGTTTGATGTCCTCATCTTTAGCAACAATTGTTGTAAAGATAAATTTGATTGAACTACTAGTACCTTTTGTTTTGTAGAACTTCTGAATGTTCTTGATCAGAGTTCTTTTATCGACTTCCCCACTGAGATACTTTTCTGGGAAAGAACCTAGATATTGATTCTCAAAGTTCTTGACTAATGCATACAAGAACAGGTTGCTGACATTATATACTTTCTCTCCAGATACATGCTGTGCAGACTCAGTGCTTTGGAAATCAGATGCACTGTATAGATCACCTAGAGTTGTATTGCCGCTAACGCCTCTAGAACACTCTTGAAGGACTGTATCAGTTCTAGAGGCATAGAAGATGATCTCATTGCCAATACGAACATACCCGTTCTTCTTGGGGAACGAGGAAGCATCTACGAGGACAATGTTAGTATCTGCAGCACTGATAGTAAGAGCAAGAGAATCATTTTGTTTTAGAAGATTCTTCTCATAAAAGTCAATGTCTGCATACTTTTGTAGGTTGCTGAGAACGTCCAAAGGACCGCCCTGAGCTTCCTGCCCTTCATAATACTTCTGTACAAACTTGGCAAAAAGTTCATACTCAGTAGAAATGAATTCAGGGAGCTGTGACTCAATTAGAGCAGAGATTCTCTTAGTCTTTACAGCAGCCATTTACTTACTCTTTATATGCGGTGAAACTTGAATTCGCTACATCAACGTCAAGATAAACCTCACGGAGTGCCTTGACATCTTTTGAAAGTGGTCTTACTCTAACAGAAATACGATTATCAAAATATGTACCCTTGATGATAGTCAAATCGTACATTTTCAGTTCACCTTTTACATAATCAATATCGCCAACTTCTGAGTTGAGGACAACCTTTTCGCCAGTTGCAGTATCTAGTCTATATAGGACAATTTTACCATCCCTATCTTCTAGATACACATCAAAGTTGGGATACTCAGTAACCCTAAATCCTGTCGTAGACAGGACAGGATCGTCACAATCCTCATCAAATGCGTTCTGGTAACAGATCTCGTAATAGAACGTAGAGTTCAATTGTGGGTAGAAATCTTTTCGTAGTGTAACGTCAGTAAGATTAGAATTGATAGAACGATCAGCATCGTCAATTACACCAACAGTTTTACTGTGTCTAAACTTACCATTGAACTTTTCAGTATCACTTGTCTCAAAATAAGATTGCAATCCACCAATTACTTTGTCTCTAATCTGAGAGGGTGTTTGGTCAGTCTTATTTCTATCGTAGTAAATCTTGCTGGATAGTTCAACATACAAGATTGATGGGTCAACAATCACTGGTTCAATAGAAGCAACCGCATACTTCTTCAGTTCTTCTACGATATTGTTCTTTGTAAGTGATGTTAGATATGCTGCATCCTTTGGTTTTAGAACAATGTAGACTTTTCCGTAGTCTGGGGGATCTTGTTCCTCACCTCCAAAAATAATGATGTCGCTGGTAGCAGGATAAATTCTGCGAACGATAGCAGAGTAATCATCAGCAGTAACAGCACGATCCTGCGTGCCGTAAGACTTGGGCGCTGTATAGCGAATCTTTTCAGTGCTTTCAATTTCTTCGCCTCCAGCAGCGGCAACAGTCGAAGTGATGGATACATCAAAAGAGTTAGGGGAGACGCCTTGTGGGGTCTCCAGGACACCAGAGAAGACGAATGTTCGCACTCCATTGCTCTCTGGACCCGAAGTAGTTAGATAAGATACCTCTACTCTTGCTCCATTCTCAAGTTTCTTACCTAAGACTCCATCACCAAACAACAATTCATATCTCTCATCTTCAATTTCATCTAGGAAGAAAACTTTTGATGTACTGTCAATACCAATGATATTGTCAGAAACTAACCATGGTTCACTCAATGAACCACCAGTTGGAAATACCTTGACCCTAATAGTGTTCGTATCGATATTAGGATTATCAAGAACAAAACGTTGTGACTTGAGTGAAGTGTTGACAGTAAAGGTATTGACTAACTGTGTGCCTTCTTTTACTTCAACATTCTCAAATACCGCAACATTATTTGAGATTTGTGCTTTTACATCATCCAGTACAACATACTGATAGATGTTATTATCATAAGATGCGATAAATCCAGTTCCTTTCTTCAGTAGGAGTTCTGTATCCGTTGTTGGGTTATTATAAGTTACAGAAAAAGAGACATACGCAGTAGGAGCGGTAGCACTCTTGGGTCTATACCCTAGTTGCTTCGCAATCGCTACTACGTTGTCTCTCAAGGTGGCGGAATCAATGAATAGTTCATTGACCACCATATTAGCGTTGAACGCCGTATAATAGGTATTGTATGCCAGTGTGTCAATCAACGTTGATAACACACTACCTTCAAAATCATAATCAGTAAAATCTGACTGTGCTCTGAGGTATTCCTTCAGAGCAAGTTTGATATCTTCAAAGTCTAAGTTGGCAACCTGAGTATAAGGCATTATCGTGTACGCTCTAAGAAGAATTCTACTGCCACTGGTGCGTCGTCTCTACCTACAATTGTAAACTCAACTTCTACTTCAAAACCATTATTCATAAAATCTGGTGTGCAAAGTATTGCATTGATAGTAATTCTAGGTTCGTATCTCTCTAAGGTCTCTGCAATCTCACCCTTGATCAAGGCAGCAGAACCATAATCTAGTGGTTCAAACAGTAGACTTTGAACATCGCATCCCAAATCGGGTTGAAATGGGCGCTCTCCCTTCTTAGTAAGGATCAGAGTCTGGATTGATTGTACAATCGCAGCCTTATCCTTCACCGTTACCAAATCATCAGTAACAGGATGCTTTTTGAATGTGACACTCAAATCTTTGAATATCTCAAAGGAGGGCATTTAGACACAGCAACAGGCTGTTTTTATTTATCACTTACCGCAGAATCCGTCTGCCCACTCCTCTTGATTGTCAAAGAATCCGTCGTTTTCTTCGTTTTTCATCTTCTGTGCTTTTTTGAGATGACGCTCGCTATCAATCTCTGTAATAAGTGTCATTCCTGACTTCTTGAAATCTTCACCCTTGTCCACTCTCTTGTCCATTTGTGGTCTCCGTCCGTAGTTTTCGTTCAGCATTAGTTTCCCAAAAATAATTATCAGTGTCTCCAAGGCGTCCCCAGTCGGTCCCACCCTCAACTTCGTATTCTATAGTAGATACTTTGAAATCAGGGAATGTGGGGTCTTCAGGGGTCAAGGAGAGGTCATACAGGCGCATCCTATTATTAGGATACAATGCAAATTGACCATTGTTCAATGCAATGCAATTATGCGACTTATGCTCCTGAGGAGTTTCGCTCACATTATTATCTATCACATCAGGATTTGCATGATAGTTGTCTAGTGTAAACAAGTATTTGCCTTTCTGTAACCCATGGTCACGAGTAAACAACTCTACTTCCATCTGAGCAACAAATCCTTTATTGATTGCACAGACACCATAATCCATACAATTCCAAAATTGTAGGTTCTCTAGATTCAAATCAGGCGTCGGTGTTTTCGGCGCTCGGGTAAATGCAGAGATCGGAAGTTTATCATACATTGCTCCATACTCTGGTAAGTATGTCTCAAAGTAAAAAGCACGCCCAGGTATCGACTTTGCCGACACCCAGACGCCCTCAACAAACTCCCCGTGACCATCTTGGTGATCTCGTAAGTATTCTTTACGTACCCATACCTTCTGGGCAGGGAGATTGCAAATTAGATTCATCGACCTTGACCACGATAACGCTTCTTCTTGTTATTTCTAGACGTGGCAGCATACTTTGTGTGCTGCCCTGATCCCTGACGAGTCTTCTTGGGAGTAGACTCAATCATGAGTCCGCCAGAGAGTCCGACTTTGCTTCTTGCCATAGGTTAGTTTGCTAAATTAGAACCAATTACTATTGTAGGATGTTGGAACGGTCCTGTCAAGGGTCTCGGTGAACCTCCTATGATCAACTGAGCTTCGTCCCCAGTAACAGCAGGAAGTTGTCCGTTGATAAAGACAGTTTTATTCACATTCGGTCTGAGAATCCTTGTCCCTGGTTGACATGGTAAAGGACTGAGAGGATTTATCTTTACACCTACTACATCAGTACACGCATAGGGCACAGGAGCGCCTGAAATGATCTTTAGGACCTCTGGACCCTCTGGTCCACTTACCATCACTGTAGTGGGCACTGGAGTCCCTCCTATGGGCGATGCAGAGTACGTACAGGTGCCATCCGTACTTACTGTGTCAACTGTTTCTACACTCGCTAGATTTGGCATTAGACTGTTTTTGCAACTTGTAACAAATCTTTCTTGATTCCTTCTACATTATTGTGTAGATAATCCAAGGTGTCTGACAGACTTTCGTAGTCATTCCCCCTCGGGCGTCTGTACGCAATCGTCGGTCTCTCCAACTGGGAGACTCGCAGTTCCAGGCTCTCTAACCTCTGCAATAGCACTAGGAGCTTCTCCTCCAAGTTTTGCTGTGGCTGCTCTGATGACTTGTCCATTATTTTGATCTCCTCGGTTGAATGCTTCTGCTGCCTTCTCCTCAAAGGCATTGCAGAAATTATCAAAGTTATTCAGAATCGCTTCAAAATTCTCAAAAGGGTTTTCCATCATTTTTTTCTGGGCGAATTTTTTTATATACGACCTTTCGCAAAATATTTATCGGTCGTCTGGATACTTTTGTAGGTTAGAGGGACCCTTCGATTTTCGCTTGGCGACCCCTAATCAACAAATAAGGGGGCAAATCACTGCCCCCTGAGTGTTATCTACTGTGTGTCGCTAAGTGTCACCAACCGCTTGCCAATTCGTACATCATATCATTCATCTCAGCGTGAGAGATTGTGGGATCATTCCATGCAACATCATCACCAGTCATTGTGCGGGCACAGTTATCCATGCACCGAATAAATGCCTCGTAAGGTGTATCAGTGGTCTCGCAGAACTCTACACATGCCTTAGCAGTATTGTAGAGGAAACGATCATTCTGAATCCACAGACTTGCATTCCATGTTTCATAGTTTGCCCAACCGTTGTAGGTGTCAGTCATGGTGGCAGATGCGGTCATGTTGTTGTTAGTTAGTGTTTGTGTGGTTAGTGTAGAGAAATGGGGTCAGCGACCGTACCCATAGCGGCGGGCGTCTCGCTCATAGCGGCGGCGGTCGTAGTCTTCCGCTGTGAAGTTGTCATCGAAATCGCCATCCCATGCCATGGGTTGACCAGCGCGACCCGTGAAGGTGGCGAAGGTGGCGCGGTGGCAGAACTGCCGATCGTGGAGGTCCTGTGCCATGAGATAGTCGGAAGGTCGTTTGATGTTTGTCATGTGCCTAGTATAAGGGGTCAGGGGGTGCTCAGGCGGCAGTGGCGACCACTTCGCCATGCGTCACACGAACCCACTTGATAGGTGCGCCACTGGTGAGACGCCAGATGATGCAGTCTTCGTTGTAGTCTTTGACCCATTGGCGGGCGATGGTATAGGCACCCTGAATGGTGGGGGTATACTCGCAACCGTACTCGTCAAGTTTGGACCAGGCGGCGGGTTGAACTGCGAACATCATGCGCTTTGTTTGATTGATCTAATTATAGAGGCACAGAGGCGACCGAATGCCATATAGGTGGACAGTCTGCTCATTGGACTGCCCAAAGTGTAGTTGGGCATATAGGGGAAGGGACGGGACGCCATGAGGTGCTAAGATGGGGGATGCTGAATTCTGTTTAGTTTGCGTCAGGAATTAGATCAATCAAAGTGTCTTCATCATAGAGATCTACGATCTCTTCAGTGATATCATCCCATGTCAACTTTTCGTACTCTCGTGTTAACAAATCATAGCAGAGTTGCTCCATCGATGCTATGTCCAACCCATCTACAATATGGGTGACGTAGTTCTCAACCAGTTGGTCAAGATCTTGCTGGTTTGGTGAAGGTTGGGTCATGACAATTGTGTTAGTTAGTGTGCAAAGTGTCGCCCTCAGGCGAACACATAACCAGACTCAAAATCTTCGGTCTGATACACATTTTGACCGTTCACACATCCGACAAACTTGCGAACATACCAGAGGAAATCCTTTTGAAAGACACCTTCACCAGCGATGCAGAATTCAGAGCAAAGTGCATTCAGGCGAGACTTTGTTGTGTTGGACTGCCAACCACCATCAAAGATTGTCATGGTGGTATCATCAACCATAGCGATCTTGTTACCGTGCAGGTATACAGTGGAGACGCCATCATTAGTGACGACTTGAGTGTTTCCAGATGACCAGTTCTTGTCTGCCTTGATAGCGGCGTTCATTTGCTGTTCGATCTTACGCATGTGGTTTGAAGCGGTTTGTTTGAACTGAAGTCATTATAAGCACAGGGTCAGCGGGAATGCTGGGGTCACTGTGCCACCTTGTCAACTGACCCTAGTCGTAGGGGAAAAATGATGACGTGGTGCTAGATGTTACGTAGGGGATATCAAAATCCTCCCCGAACATCTGATAGTAAAGTTCACTGAAGATAGCGAAATCATCAGGGGTTTCGCTATTCCAGACTTTGAGAATTTCAGAGTAGTTCATCACTGATCAGCAAACATTCCGAAGTGAGCATCAACAACAAAATCGATCACGTCATCATCAGCAGAGACATTGAAACGATCGCAGAACCAATCAACACACATTTCTGCGGGCATCATAGTA